GAAATCATCAATATGATTGCTGATAGTGAAACTTTTGCTGATGTTCTGATTGCCTCAGAAGCACTTTATAAGTATTGTAAGAAAAATCTGCAAGAAGAGACTAAGATTTCTCTAGATAATCTTGAGTCCCAGCAGAGTGGTGCTAACAATCAACCTGCTTCCGACTTTACTGATCAGCAGGAAGGTGAAACCGATCAACCAGAGTCTGATGGTTCTCAAGGTTCTGCTTCCAATGAAACTACTCAACAAACTAAGGAACAAACTAAGGAACAAACTAAGGAACAAACTGGGGGAGAAACTGGGGAAGAACCTGAAGTCAAGACGATGGAGTCTCTGGAAGAGGCACTCAAAGAACTCGTCAATAATAGTGGACCTGAAAATGTTTATCTGGAACTTCCTAAACTTGACCTGAAAAAAGTTATTGTTCCCAATGATGAGATTCATTCTCGATGTAAAGAGACTTGGGATACTTTTATTGAAGAACGTGAATATAAGCACGAAGACCTTTTTGGTGAAATTGATAGACAGTTTGTAGAGTTCAAGCGTTCAGCACAGAAAGAAGTCAACTATCTGGTCAAAGAGTTTGAATGTCGTAAGGCAGCTGATTCCTATGCCCGTGCTACGACTGCCCGTACTGGTGTTCTGGACTGTTCCAAACTTCACACTTACAAATACAACGAAGATCTTTTCAAGAAAGTTACGACTCTTGCTAATGGTAAGAATCACGGTCTGGTATTCGTTCTGGACTGGTCTGGTTCTATGGGTGAGGTAATGTTGGATACGGTCAAGCAACTCTTCAATCTTGTTTGGTTCTGTAAGAAAGTTGCAATTCCTTTTGATGTTTATGCTTTCACAACTGATTATCCTCTTGTTTCTTATGATGAGAATGGTAAGGCAAATATGCGAGAACTTGCCTATCAAAAGAAAGATGGGATGATTCAAGTTGGTGAATGGTTCTCTATGATGAATCTTCTTACCAGTAAAGTGAATGGTAAGACTCTAGAAAATCAAATGAAGAATATTTTTCGCCTTGCCTACTCTTTTGGACGTAATTGCTATTCATTATATCCTACTCCTTTGGGGCTTTCTCTTTCAGGAACTCCTCTGAATGAGGCACTGATTTCTCTTCATCAGATTCTGCCCAAATTCCAGAAAGAAAATAAACTTCAAAAAGTTCAGTGTGTTGTTCTGACTGATGGTGAGGCATGTGGTATTAAGTATCACCGTGAAGTGAAGCGTCATTGGGAGGATGGTCCTTATTTGGGAACTTCTCATATTGGCAATAATTCATTCTTGCGTGACCGTAAAACTGGAAACACCTATTCTTTGGACTGTGAATGGCATCAAATGACTGATGTTTTCCTTCGCAATTTGAGGGACAAGTTTGCCGACATTAACTTCATTGGCATTCGTGTTCTCCAATCGTATGATGCTGGCAATTTCATTCGTCGGTATTGTGGTTATTATGGTCCAGATTATGATAAGGTAATGAGTTCTTGGAGGAAGGAAAAGGCATTTACCATCAAAAAGTCTGGATATCATTCTTACTTCGGTCTTTCTGCTAATGCTCTCTCTCAAGATACGGAGTTTGAAGTTGATAATCCTTTGACAGCAACTAAGGCGCAAATTAAGTCTGCCTTTGTGAAGAGTTTGAAAGGTAAAAAAATGAATAAAAAAGTTCTTGGTGAGTTTATGGAACTTGTCGCCTGAACCACTTTCCAAACTGTCACAAGGGGCACTTACCTGCCCCCCTTTTGTCGCTATACTATGAGAGTTCAAAACAAAACCGCCTAACTACATTATGCCTCGTAAAATTTCTGTGACTGACGAACAACTGATCGCTGATCTCCAATCTCTGTTTGGTTCTGATCTGAGTGCTGGTGATATTCGTGGTTATTGTGCTTCTCGCAATATCAATTATCAAACCGTAACTCGTCGTTTGGAACCCTTTAAAACTGATCGTGGGCGTTGGAATCTGGAAGTGACTCAAGAACGTGTTGAGGAGATTGAACGTTCTTATCAAGCACCTCCTGCACTTCCTGCTGTAGAACAAAACCTTATTCCTGATAAAGATGATACCTTCGTCAAGTTTGGTAATTTTAACGATATTAAGAAGATTATTTCTTCCAATCTTTTTTATCCAACGTTCATTACGGGTCTTTCGGGTAATGGTAAAACGTTCAGTATTGAGCAAGCGTGTGCTCAACTTAAGCGTGAACTGATTCGTGTCAACATCACCATCGAGACTGATGAGGATGATTTGATTGGTGGTTTCCGTCTTGTGAATGGTGAAACTGCCTGGCACAATGGGCCTGTGATCGAGGCACTTGAGCGTGGTGCTATTCTGCTTCTGGATGAGATTGACCTTGCTTCTAACAAGATTCTGTGTCTGCAATCTGTTTTGGAAGGTAAAGGTGTTTTCCTGAAAAAGATTGGTCGTTTTGTGAAACCCTCTGCTGGTTTCAATGTGTTTGCCACCGCAAACACCAAGGGTAAGGGTTCTGATGACGGTCGCTTTATCGGCACCAATGTGCTCAATGAAGCATTCCTTGAACGTTTCCCTGTGACCTTTGAGCAAGCATATCCTGCTCCTGCTACTGAGCAAAAGATTCTTGAGGGTATTGCTTTGGATCTTGGTATGGAAGACCGTGACTTCTGCAAGCGATTGGTTGATTGGGCAGATATTATCCGCAAAACCTTTTACGATGGTGGTATTGAGGAAATCATCAGCACCCGCCGCCTGGTTCACATCATCCGTGCTTATAGTATTTTTAACGATAAGGCAAAGGCGATTCAAGTTTGTGTGAATCGCTTTGATGATGAGACCAAACAATCCTTCCTGGAACTTTATGATAAGGTGGATGCCGATTTCAAGATGCCTTCTGAAGGTGGTGAGCATGTAACTTACAACCTTGACCAACCCGCTACTTTCTGATATAATTGGGGAAGGTAAAAAATGTGCCTTCCCTTTATTATGGACGAACATCCTTATTCTCAATACGAATTTACACTGTCTCAAAACCAAGAGACGGGAATGTTAAATCTCACAAAAACTCCTGTAATTATGAACGAAAACTCAAATCATTTTTGGAAATATAACGAAGATAAAATTCTCAAGCAACTTGAAGAATATATTTCTGGAACTTATAGTCAGCATTACGTCGATAGGACTGGTGGTGGAACTGAGCAAACTCTTGATAAAATTAAACATAACCGTCGTGAAGGATTTTGTGCTGGTAATGTAACGAAGTATATTGATCGTTATGACACAAAAGGAACTCCTCGTGCGGATCTTTTTAAAGTTCTTCACTACACTATTCTTTTGATCAATCATCTTAATCTAGTTGAAAACAAGTAAAACTCAAATCTCAAATTATGAAACTTTCTGATAACTCTCTGACTATTCTTAAGAACTTTGCTGGAATCAACAATTCTATTTTGGTCAAGCAAGGTAATAAACTCCGTACTATCTCTGTAGCAAAGAACATTCTTGCCGAAGCAGACATTACTGAAGAGTTTCCCCGCAACTTTGCGATTTATGACCTGAATCAGTTTTTGAATGGTCTTGGTCTTCACCAAGATCCTGAATTGGATTTTACTAATGATTCTTATATCACAATTCGTGAGGGTAAGCGTAGGGTAAAGTATTTCTATGCCGATCCTAATGTAATCATCTCTCCTCCCGATAAGGAGATTCAACTTCCTTCCAAAGATGTTTGTTTTCAATTGGAGAGTGCTTCTCTTGAGAAACTGGTGAAGGCAGCTGCCGTTTATCAACTTCCTGACCTTTCTGCAGTTGGAGAAGCGGGAGTAATTCGTCTGGTGGTTCGTGATAAGAAGAACGATACTTCCAACGAGTACTCCATTGTAGTTGGTGAGACTGATAAGGAGTTCATCTTCAATTTTAAGGTTGAGAACATCAAGATTATTCCTGGTGCTTATGATGTGGTTGTGTCAGAAAAACTTCTGTCACAATTCAGCAATACCAAGTATAATCTGAAGTACTATATTGCTCTGGAACCTGATTCATCTTTCTCTTGATGCTATTTCCTTATTATTTGACTCCTGAAGGCAAACAAATAGTAGAATTAATTGCAAAAGCACATTTTCAAGTCAAGGAAAATATTTCTTGGTGTGCTGATGGTTATGCTGGAGCAGTTATAAAGGAAAATAAAACTTTCTTTATCTGCACCAAAAATATTTTAAATGGTTCAAATGCGAATCAGTATTTGAATGAAACTGTTTATCACGAAGCGGTTCATGTAGTTCAAGCATGTAGGGGTATGCGACCAATTGGAATTCCATTGAGTCAAATGCCTTTACCTTTAAATAAAATAAAAGATATTGATCGGTCAATATCTTTAACAAAGAAAAAGTGGATGCGACAAATGGAACATGAAGCGTACTGGTTAGAAGATAAACCAAAAGAAACTATCAAGTACCTTCGCAAATTCTGTTTTTAATTATGAACATCTTTGTAACAAATCAGTTTCCTGCAGAATCTGCAATCTGTCTTCCTGACAAGCATATTGTTAAGATGCCCCTAGAATGCTGCCAAATGCTTTCTATCGTGGCATCCAAGTGGTATCACAACTACGGCACCCTTCCCAAAGCAGACGGAACCTCCTATGCAACCGAGAAGGGTGCCTTTCGTAATCATCCCTGCACTCAATGGGCGGCAAAGACAATCGACAATGCCTACTGGCTGATTAAGCACGGGATGAACCTCTGCGATGAGTATGCAATTCGTTATGGTAAAATCCATTCGTGCTATAATACTCTCCTGTCTGCC